TAACGATAACGATAGCTTTGCAGATATCCGCCTAGCGGCATGATCTACACGGGTTTCCTAGTTTCCCTTGGAACAGAAAAACTAGGGTTTATATTATGATTATGTGATTCACACAAACACAAAAGGACACACACATATGTCAAATGATACACCATATCTCCTACGCATGGAGATGATTAAGCTCGCTCAACAAAGAGCATCAGAAAAATTCCATACAGAATGGGCAAATGCTGCCGAAAAGGCACGTATTAATGAGAACGCACAATTCCTAACAGAAGTGCCAGAATACCCCACAACCGACAAAATCTTAGAAGAAGCTAAGAAAATGAAAGACTTTGTGGATAAAGGTTAATATATAAAATTTGGGATGATTACAGCAACTCGATGGTATCTTCGGATACATTGGCACATCGATCAGCCAATGCCTGATCTAGGTGCTTTGCCGAAACAAAGCTAGGTCTTTACTAGGTTCCCGATAAAGAACCGACATCCCGTTGATATAATGCGCGCATAGCTCAGTGGTTAGAGCGGAGATCTCTAAAATCTTGTCATGCGTGGGTTCAAATCCTACTGCGCGCACCAACATAGGAATAGATAATATGATTAAAGAAGGATGGGGCGGCACCAAATAGCCGTATGACGCAATAGGCCCTCCTATTTGACGTTGTGAACAAATTTTATTATTAACGTCAAATTAAGGAAACAAAAATGTCTATTCAACTGAAAATTAAATCTAAACATCTCGGCCTTGAAGCCAAGGTCATCAAATTTGAAGAAGCCAAACTGAAGAAGCAAATTCGCTGGCATTCGAAAAACCAATCACCAAATGAAGCTCTTGAATGGAAGTTAAATTCCATCACAGAACACCGTAGGTGGAATGTTCGTAACGAGAACCGTGCGACGTTTCTAGCACGAGCATTTATTGCTGGTGTGCCCTATAATACAGTCGAGCAAAAACGTGACCCTGAAAGTTACTATAAGTTTAGGGTCTACATTCTGCCTCGTGTGCTTTCGATGGTCCAGAAGTATCATAACCGCGAGCTCACGATGGAAGATATTAATAGCTGGGCTAACATTTAATAAGTTTTAGGCTGTCTGCAGCATTCTTTTATGCATATGACGCCGTAGGTCGCAGGTTCGAATCCTGCTCTCTCCGCCACTGTGGAGAGATAGCTCAGCTGGTAGAGCAACGAAAATGTACAGCCTGTTGATATAAATATCCCGAAAGGGATAACAAATGCAAACTTTTACTACGTTCGTTGAATCGGTCCGTTATGGTGAAAAACGATGCACTGCTGTAACATGCAACGCAATTGCCGATTACCATAAAGTACCTCAAGCTAAACTTGGTCCAGATCATAACGTCAGAACAGGTGTTGGTGTCTATCAACATCTCCAGAAGCACGGTATGAAAATGAAGGGCTGGGGTGACGAACACCAAGGTAAAACTGTAAATCAGTTTGTAAAAGAGAATCCCACCGGAGCACATTATATTGCTACTAGAGGTCACGCCATGGCAGTAGTCAATGGTAAACTACATGATTCAAGTGGCAAAGGTGCAGACGGTAGAAAAATTCAAACCTCATTTGAAGTACATAAGCGCTAATACGGAATATAATATGAAATCTGTTTATGAAGATCTTATGATCGATATTGTAATGAATTGTAATACCAATATGTTTGAGGCTAGGAAAGTTATTAATTACCTTCGAGATCAAGGCATCCTAGATTATGATATTTTAAAAGAATATTATGATCAAAATGAAGAAATTGGTTGACATAATTCATTAAATTGTATATAGTGAAAATATAGGTTAAGTTGAGCAATCAATATGCACTAGACTTTTAATCTAACTCGCAAAAAAGTTAACCTGGAGAATTATTATGTCATTTAAGAATGCAGTACTAAACGTGACTTCTCGTACCGAAAATGTGACTCGTACACAGAATGGTATGAAAGCTTTGAAGTCATCTCTATCTAACACTACTGACCTGTTCTTCAAGATCGGTGCAAGCCGTGGTAAGAACATTACCGAACAGTTTGCTAAGTCGTATTCTGAGGACCGTGAAATGGCACTTCGTGTAGCCCAGTGGGCACGTGACGTTCGTGGCGGTGCCGGTGAGCGTGAACTCTTTCGTCAGGTCCTCAAGTATCTTGAGAAGAACCACAAGGACGAGTTCGTCAACACTCTGATCCTGAAGAACGTTGCCGAGATCGGTCGTTGGGACGACCTCCTGATCTTTGAGGATGAGATGGTTAAGTCCATCGCGTTCCGTATGATCGCTGAGGCTCTCGGTCAGGGCAATGGTCTCTGCGCTAAGTGGATGCCACGTAAGGGACCGAAGGCTGTTGAACTCCGTGAGTTCCTCGGTTGGTCGCCTAAGTTCTACCGTAAGCGTCTGGTCGAACTGACTAAGGTCGTTGAGCAGCAGATGTGTGCTAAGGAGTTCGACAAGATCAACTTCTCACACGTCCCGTCGCTTGCTATGAGCCGTTATTCAAAGGCTTTCGGTAAGAATGCTCCAGATGCATTCACTGCATATAAGGAAGCCCTGAAGAAGGGTGACCCTAAGGTTGCTAAGGTTAATGCTGGTGCGGTCTATCCATATGACATTGTGAAGAATGCACGTCGTGGTGATTCTGCACTTGCCGATGAGCAGTGGAAGTCATTGCCTAACTTCATCGGTGACGCTTCGATCCTTCCGATTGTAGACGTTTCTGGCTCGATGACTTGTAAGGCAGGTGGTCACCAATCCAAATCGGACCTCTCGTGTCTTGATATTGCAGTATCGCTTGGTCTGTACTGTTCCGATAAGAACACTGGTCCGTTTAAGGATGTATTCCTAACCTTCTCTACGTCGCCAGAATTTGTTACCGTAACTGGTTCACTTTCACACAAGATCAGACAGATGGAGCGTTCCAACTGGGATATGTCGACCGATCTACACGCAGCATTCGATGCGATTCTTGATGTATCAATTGAGAATAATGTTGCTCGCGAAGATATGCCTAAGATTCTTCTCATTATGTCGGACATGCAGTTTAATTGCTGCACCGGTTATGACGATCGTGCAATCCAGATGATCCGTCGTAAGTATAATGATGCGGACTACGAGATGCCAGCCGTAGTCTTCTGGAATATTAATGCGCATGAAAATGTGCCGGTTCGTTTCGACGAAAGGGGTACTGCTCTGGTATCTGGTTTCTCACCATCAATCATGAAGGCGGTCCTTGCTGCTGACATGGATGCTATGACTCCAGAGGCTGTCATGAAGAAGGCTGTAATGAGTGATCGTTACGCCCTCTAATGAGGCGCAAGCGGCCAACTGCTTAAGTGTTGGCGTGTACTGTGCACCTTAAGGTGGTAGCGGGCGATACGAAAAGGCGCCGCCGGAACTCGTAACCGGCAAAATATATAAAGGGTGGGAAGCATTTGTTTTCTGCCCATTTTATTTTATGAGGTACTATGAACATCGAAGTTTTTTATCATCTCTATATACCCAACAATGAACAATCTATTAATTGGATCTGGTGGGTCGACAGTCAATTATCTTTAATTGAAAGATCAAAATTATCTAATTTTTCTAATGTAAATATGTGCATTACAATGCCATATGATTGGGAACATTACCATCATATATACTACACTAAAGTCAGTAATGGTGAATTTTGTACTTTTGGTGACTATGTAAAAGATTACATAAATCTAAAATATCCATTCGTGAATATTCTTGATGTTAGACATACCAGTGAACCAAATCTATACGAAGGACAGACTCTTTCTAAGATAAAAGAATTTTCTGATAAAGACGAAAAAGATTCATTTATATTATACTTCCATTCTAAAGGGTCAATGAATCTTTACCACAATGTGGTTCATAGGAAAGTTTGGAAAGACTTTGTAGATCATCACATCGTTTATGAATGGAATGATTGCATCAAATCATTATTGAATCATGATCTTGTTGGTGTTTCTGATATTAGTATCTTAGACAAAAAACACTTTAGACGAGGGTGTTCCGCCAATTTTTGGTGGTCAAAATCAAGCTATATTAAAACACTAGAAGATCCACTTACACCAAGTTTATATCTAAGCGAGCATTTGTCTCATATGTATGAAGGTCAAGATTCATATAGACATGCTTTTGAATTTTGGATTCATTCAAACTTCCCTAAACTTGATTATATAAAGCATTTTAATACTAATATATTCTCATCTGAATACAGTAAGTTAGATTTTCCAGATTTATCGTCACAATGGACAAAATAAATTAGAAAAGTGTTTACTTCTTCATCTGAATGGTATATAAGGTATTATGTCGAATTTAAATGATGTATAAATAAATTTTCATGGGGATTTTATCTCCATTTGTACTCTTACAAAGCTTCAAGTCTTAGATGGCTAAGAAAGCGGAATTATCTATTTGGATAGTTCCACCGACGAAAACACTAATGACCGGCATTCCTATGGTAAGAGGGGAATGGAATATAGAAGATACCCATTTACTATTTTCATTTTTAGTATCTTTGTATTACGGCGTATAAGTCGTTCGGGCGTTAGAGCATACGAGGATAAAATGAAATATCTTTTAACACTAATCTTAACTATATTTTTAGCATCAACAGCTCACGCTAAAAACCCTGATGAGCAGATCCGATGCCTTGCTAAAAATATGTATTACGAAGCCCGCGGTGAGGGCGAAAAGGGTATGACCGCAGTAGGTCATGTAGTCATGAACAGAGTTCAATCAAGAAAATTTCCGTCTACACCATGCGCGGTGATTTACCAAAGAAGTAGATCAACCTGCCAGTTTTCATGGGTATGCGGAAGAAAATCTCCAATGAATAGAGAAAAATATAATTTAGCTCTAAGACTAGCGACCAAAGTGTATTTGGGACACTCTGTTGACGTTACACACGGTGCGTTATATTTTCATGCGGCTTACGTTAGACCTTATTGGTCTAAAGTTTTTAGACGGACAATACGTATCGGAAACCATATATTTTATCGAGGATAACACATGATTGATGATGATGTAATAGTAAACAACGGTTTGACAACTGAAAAGTTTCTTGAAGATATTGATAAATTGGTAAGTAAACATAATTTAGAATATATTGATGCCGTTGTTTATTACTGTGAAGAGAATAACCTTGAACTTGAGACTGCAGCTTCGATTATTCGGTCTAATTTAAAGATCAAATCGAAGTTGCAGTTCGAGGCAGAAAACCTCAACTTCCTTCCAAAGACCGCAAAGCTTCCTTTCTAATGGGGGCTCCAGTGACGGCATTCGAAGCATATCAGACATACTTAGCATTAAAACAACACTTTACCAAACCTGGATACGACTTCTTCAAGTATAATGGTAAGGTTAAAGTTCAAGCATCTTCTTTTGATGTTAGAAAAGATAAGTATCAGTTTCATAAGCTATCAAAACATAAAGATCCTATTAACTATTTAGTTTCTAATTTTGTTTATAATGATATTAAATGGGTTGGTGATTTATTCTCTGATCCATCCAAAGATGCTTACACAAAGTGGCAGAAGTATCAACAATCAATTACATATAATTTTACAAATGAACTGAATAATCTATTGACAAAGTTCAATGAAAATTTTATAGTGACTAATGGGCAACACCCATATCTATTGAAGTTATACCGGACCGGAGAAGTGAGTCTAGAAACTATGATTATTCTAGATGATATTCTTGGGTACTCAAAGCATTGGAATAAACAAATTAGTGATACAATTCTTTGGCCTTCAATATATCAGAAAATGGTTAAGTACAAACCATTTATTTCCTATGACAAATTTAAGTGTAGGAAAGCTTTAAAGTCTTCTAAAATCTGGGATATATAATATATCATTATGATTTTGTGGATATCGTACAATACAACATACAACGCAATATAAAGGAAATACATATGTCGTTTGCAGATCTAAAACGCAACTCTTCTTCTAACTTTGACAAGCTCAACAAGGAGCTCTCAAAGCTTAACACTTCCAACCAATCCAATAATGCTGATGACCGTCTATGGCGCTGTGCCACAGATAAGGCTGGTAACGGTTATGCTGTTATCAGGTTTCTTCCAGCACCTAATGGTGAGGATTTCCCATTTGTTCGCATTTGGGATCACGGGTTCCAAGGACCCGGCGGTTGGTACATTGAAAAGTCGCTTACCACTCTTGGTGAAGCTGACCCAGTAAGTGAACACAATTCCAAACTATGGAATTCAGGCCTTGAATCCGATAAGGAAATTGCTCGTAAGCAGAAGCGCCGTCTTTCATATTACAGCAACATCTATGTTGTAAAGGATCCTGCCAATCCAGCTAATGAAGGTAAGGTATTCCTTTATAAGTATGGTAAGAAAATCTTTGACAAGATCCAAGATTTGATGGCACCTCAGTTTGAAGATGAGCAGCCAGTAAACCCATTCGATTTTTGGAATGGTGCTAATTTCAAACTAAAGGTTCGTAACGTCGAAGGTTATCCGAACTATGATAAGTCGGAGTTTGAAACACCTGGCCCTCTCAGCAATGATGATGACGAACTTGAAATGATCTACAAGAAGCAATATCCTCTACAGGAAATGCTTGAGCGTAAGAACTTCAAGACGTATGATGAATTGAAGACAAAGCTGAATAAGGCTCTAGGTCTTAATATCGAATCGGCTCGTCAAGCTCAATACATCCCTGAAGAACCAGCACAGCAGGAACGAGTTCGTGCGGCGGAACCTCTCAAGGCAGATGCAGCACCTTCAATCAGCAGTGATGACGATGATGATCTGGATTGGTTCAAGCAACTCGCTGAAGATGATTAATTTAGATAAAAATTAGTCTGTTTACCACTAACAGGACTTGGGGACTGAGGCCTTAGCCTTGGTCCCTGAGTACTATCATAAACCGGAACATATACAATTTCTGGTACTTTGACTATTTTCGTTTTACTCTTTTTCTTAGGTTTAAGTAATTTCTTAAACGGTGTATTTGATTCTGGAGAGAATTTATTCTCTGGTTTACCGGTGAGAAACGATCTAGGATTTACCTTCTCACCATTTCGCATTACAACGAAATGAAGATGAGGACCAGTGGAATTGCCAGTCTGGCCGACATAACCAATAGTTTGACCAGCTTTAATTTCCATACCATTACGCACTGCAATTCCAGACATATGACCGTATTGAGTTACTAATCCACCACCATGATCAATTTCAATATAAAGTCCTAAGTTATTATCATCGTATGGATTTACCTTTACTACCTTACCTGATCCGGCAGCCGCAATAGGTGTCCCTTCAGGCGCGTCAAAATCCATTCCTTTATGATAACCAGAACCAAGACCTCTAGATCCCCTAGGTCTTTTTCTTGGTCCAAATTCACTGGAAACCGAATAACCAGCTAATGGATTCATCAATTGACCACCTGTCAATTCACCATCAGAAGATCCAGGAGCACCTTTAATTCTACCTGAAGATAGGGCTTTATTAGCAAACTGTAACAGTTCTGGATTTTTCTTAAACCCTTCCCAAGCACCAAATCCTTGCTTTTTAAGGATCCACATAGCCAGTCTATCTTGAACTTCTGGAGAGAATTTAGTAGTATTTAGATCTAGTTTTAATGCCTTAGCTGCATCTTTTAAAGTAGTTCCAACAATTTGGTATCTACCTAGAGCAGATGAATTAGGATTACCCTTCTGCTTCCGCATATAGTCACCCAACTGCAGAATTTCTTGTAAAGACTTATTAGTAAGATTTTGTTCTTTACCTCCAGGTAAGAATTGTCCATATCCAAGAGACGTATTATATCCGTTAGCGCCATACGTTCCTTCCGCTTTGGCAATCGCATCTAAAACACCAGCATCTACAGGCAATTCCCCACCTTGATCCAGTAAATAACCACCCACGATTCGAGCGGCACCACCTGTAATTGCCAAGGCGGGTCCCAATGCCATAACATTGGAAATACTACCTCTCAAAAACTCCGCGAATTTTGATGAATAAGATGTTTTGGATATTTCTTCATAGCCTCTATCTGCTAAAGCGCTACCACCAAAGTAACCAAGAGCGCTACCAACAAGTCCACCGATAAAAGCACCTGGTACAGCACCAACGCCAGCAAACGGTGCGCCGATAGCTGCTCCAACAGCAGCGCCTGCTGCACCTCCAGCCGCACCCCCAGCTAGTCCACCACCAACACCTACACCAATCTTAGTAGCAGATTGGCCTTCACCTACTCGACCGGCGACATCTAGTCCAACACCGAGTATACCTAGAGCCCTTCCGCCAATTCTAGCTAATCCACCTAGTTTGGGGAGTCTAATACCTCGACCTCTAGATTTCTTCTTTTTCTTATCAAGATCAATATCGATATCAGAAGAATCACCGGATCCTGAAGAAAAATCTAATTCTTCTAATTTTTCATTTAATAGATCTAATTGTTTGGTTAATAAACCAAATCCTGTTATAGTACTTGAAAAGTCTACTGATAAACCAGAAATACCGGAAGTATTAGATGGTCCAACCGCTTCTATTTGTCTCTCTATTGCTAACTGTTTATCTCTTTTAATTTTAAAATCATTAAGTCTCTTAATATTAATTAATGATGTTTCTAATATGTTAAAATAGTTCTGTGAATCCGTAAGTGTATTCGACATAGACATAACAGACTTTTTATCTACTGTAATAGAATCAGTTTTACTAGTAAAAACTAATCTGTTGTAAATCGAATCTATGCTGTCTTGATCTAATTGTTTAATAGCCATTAATAATAGACCTGACTTGGAATTGAACCCATTTCACTAACATCGTAATAAGGACTTCTTACATCACCCATACCAGATGCTCCTGGTTTAGTTGTCATTCTTGTTGCCGGTAATGGTGGGCCGTTTCGAGATAACGATTGTACCGTTACATCATCTGAATCTTCCATTCTATCTACATCAAGGCTTTGTTGCGATAATTGAGTACCAGTTTGGCCATTACCCATGAGTTCAAGATCTGATTTTTTCTTAATTTCAGCCATAAATTCGGGTGTGAATGTTCTATCAAACGAATCCATTGAGCCTGCCGCACCAGCACCCACCGCACCGGCCTTAGCACCACCAGATGTACCTCCACCTATTTTTGGTTTTGCCGGTGCCGGTGGGTCCGGAATCGGAACCGGTGCCGGTTTAGATTCTGCTTGAACCTTTGGTGGTTTGACATCACCAAGTAGAGCCTTATCTATATCGGCTGGATCGGGTTTGCGTTTAGTTTCAACCTGTCCACCCATGGTCTCCTTGACAAGATCTTCCACACCGGTTTTTACTTCTTTAATTCGTTTTAGTGCTTCTGGATCTTGTTCTGGTTGTATACCGTAAATACTTGAATAAGAATCTCTAGTAATAGTAGCAACCATGGCAGGGATAGCGGTAAGTGGACCAGCTAAACCAGAAGCAGCCTCTAGACCTGCACCTACAGTATCACCTTTAAGTAATCTGCTAATAGCAAATGCACCACCAGCAAGAGCACCCACAATGGGTATAGATTTAAGTGCGGTTTTTCCTAAGGTTTGACCGATTAATGGACCGGCAATTCTTTTAAGTGCCGATTTTACTCCGACTCTAGAGGCTCTAAAAGAACCACCGATACTAGACTTAAATCTACTAAATATAGAACCCTGGCGGCGTGCTCTATCTAATGCATCAAGTCTACTGTCCATGGCGGCGCCAGATAGACGTCTTCCATTACGATCTAAAAGATCTTCTGGTCTAACTCGAGCTGCTCTACGGTCTCTTGTTGCTATTCGGCGAGCACGTTGGTTTTCTGGTCTATTTCTATTTCTATTATATCTTTCATATTCATCACCGAAGCCCAAGTTTTCAAAGAATTTGGAAGCAAATGTTCGGTTATCACCTTCACTTTCTTCTTGCTTATCATCCAGTGTGGTGTTTAATATACCAAGTTTCTTCGTTAATTCTTCAATAGCAGTGGATAATGGTGCTAATGTTTCTGCAGAGATTCCACCGCCACCTTGAAGAGTACCCGCAGCTTCACCATTATTCTCCATGAATGATTCTTTATCATTCCTGCGGGTTTCAATTATACTATTCAGTAATGATTTTTGTTGTTCTTTAGAAATTACACCGATATTCTTAGCGGTTTTTACTAAAGATTCTAGTTGATCGACTACAGTAGATAATGAGGGATTGGATCTATTTGATACAGATGCAGGAGATTTCATTGAAGGAACTGAGCCAGAATCACTAGCCTTTCTTCCTCTCTTAACTGCACCACCAAATAGACCTAGTTTACCTTTTACAAATCCATCAGATCTAAATTCTGATTGGTCAAATCCGGCTCTATCAAGTAAATTCTCACCAAATTTACGCATAAACTTACGACGCTTAAGTCTATTTAAGCGCTGTTTGGAAGTTCTTCCTCTTGAATCTACTCTCGTACCCCTAGGTGGACGTGCCAATGGTTAACCCTTTTCTAATCTTTCTTTTTCTTCTTTCAAGTAAGACATTA